TAGGTGTTAATAGAGTGTTTGGTGTTAAGGGAAGTAATATAAGAAGTAATTTATTTGGATTAGAATATCAATTGTTCCTAAACGATTTGTATCAGTTTGGTTCAGTTGATATTCTTTCTTATTTTATGACTAAGACATATCTTGAGACGTTAGATATGGTCTTAAATAACGGAGCATTTATACCTTTTAGATTTAACAGACGTTCTGATAGATTGTATATTGATACTGATAGATTAATGTTAGATGAAGGATCTTATTTGATTATTGATTGTCATAGATTATTAGATCCACAATCATATACTGAGGTATATAATGATCCTTTCTTAAAGAAATATACTACTGCACTTATAAAAAGACAGTGGGGACAGAATCTTATTAAATTTAAAGGAGCACAGTTACCTGGCGGTATTACAATGAATGGTAGAGAGTTATACGATGACGGTAATACTGAAGTATTAAAAATTGAAGATGAAATAATTAGTAAGTATGAACTTCCACCTAACTGGGAAATAGGATAAATGGCTAAGAATACATACTTTACACATGGAACTAGAAATGAACAGATTCTTCAACAGAATCTAGTAGACGAATATTTAAAGATGTTTGGATTAGATATAGTTTATATTCCTAGAAAACTAGTAAGAAAGGATACTATATTAAATGATGAAATTATATCAGAGTTTAATGATAGTTATATACTATCTGCATATCTTGAAAATTTTGGAGGTTTTGAAGGTAATGGAGATTTTCTAACTAAGTTTGGTATTCAATCCAGTGATGAAATAAATCTAGTAATATCACGTGGTATGTATGAAGATTTTGTTGCATACTCAATGACTGGTGCAGAAAATATAGAAGTAGGAAGTAGACCACAGGAAGGAGATTTAATATTTTTCCCATTATCTGCTAACTTATTTGAAATTAAGTTTGTAGAGCATGAGGATCCTTTCTATCAGTTTGGTAAGTTATATACATATAAACTTAAATGTGAATTGTTCCAGTACAGTGGAGAAACTGCTGGCGGTGACGGTATACTTGATAGTCAGGTAGATGAAGGATTTGTTATTAAATACTATTATGATAGTATTACTGGAGCACCTACTATTGGTGAGGAAGTAACTGGTAGTATTACTGGTACTACTGCTAAAGTTAACTTCTGGAATCAAACTGAATCATGGGTAGAACTAAGAGCATTTAATGGAGAGTTTCAAACTGGTGAAACACTTACAGGAGGTAGTTCTGGTTTTTCTATAAATATAACTACATTCGATGAACTTAACATTAAGGACGCTTATGCAGATAACTTAGATTTCGAGACATTAGGTGATAACCTTCTCGATTTTACTGAGTTTAATCCGTTTGGCGAATTTGGCAATAGGAGTTAATTATGCTAGGAACTTACAATTACGATCAAATAATACGAAAGACAGTTATTGGTTTTGGTACACTATTCAATAACCTAGAAATTCGTAGATACAATGATGACAACACCACATACCAGAGAATGAAAGTTCCCTTGGCATATGGTCCTAGATCAAAATTTTTAGCAAGGTTAACTGAACAACCAGAACTTGGTAGACCTAATGCTATATCTCTACCTCGTATGTCATTTGAAATGAATGGTATTTCATATGATTCTAGTAGAAAACAAAGTCCAATTAATTATACTACTACTGGTGGAGATGCAACTAAGGGAGTAAAGAAAACCTTTGTACCAGTTCCATATAATCTAGGATTTGAATTGAGTGTAATCACAAGAACTCAAGAAGATTCACTTCAAATCGTAGAACAAATACTACCAACTTTTCAACCATCATTTAATCTATCAATAAAATTAATAGAAGAAGCAAATATAATTAAAGATATTCCTATTATACTAAACAATGTATCATTTGTAGATGATTATGATGGTGATTTTTCTGATAGAAGAACGATTATATGGACATTAGATTTTATAGTTAAGACCTATATTTACGGTCCTACAACTGATGTTGGATTCATTAAGAAAGCAATCACTAAAGAATACAGCACTACTAATATTGCTTCACCAGGACGTTACCGTAAGTATGAGGTAACACCTAAAGCAAAGATAGATAAAAATGCTGATAACGTTATTGATGCTATTGATGATTCACTTCTAGTGCCTGGTGATGACTTTGGTTTCAATGAAACTGCTAGTTTCTTTGAGGATGTATAATGGACACAAGTGGTATTGAAAAGAGTTTAGATGTAGCAGCAGAAGTTCTTCCTCCTGAGAAACCTAAACTCAGAAAGAAAGAACGTGATATTGACATTGACAAAGATGTCAAAAAAGATTATGAATATTCACGTGGTCAACTATATGATGTTATAGAAAAAGGTCAGGAAGCATTAGCAGGTATCATAGATGTTGCTAATAACACTGATCACCCTAGAGCATTTGAGGTTGCAGGTCAATTAGTTAAGAGTGTTTCTGACGCTACAGAGAAACTAATAGATCTACAAAAGAAAATGCAAGATCTTGAAGAAGGTCCTAAGAAAAACAAAGTTACAAATAACAATGCTTTGTTTGTTGGATCTACAGCAGAATTGTCGAAACTGTTGAAACAAGGTCTAAAAGATACTAAATAAAAGAAACTTCAGTAAAATGTCCATCGTTAAACCATTAACAACTGCAGTAGATATTCAGACAGGAGCTAGTAATGTCTCTAGCAGTGTCTTGGTTTCTGTTCTTAATACTGGAAACTCAGCAGTAAAAATTACATCAACACCTCATGGTGATTCAAATTATTCTTCAGCATCCGAAGTTTATATTGGTGCAGGAGAAAGAATAACTATAAAGAAAGAAAGCGACCAAACATTACAGGCAGGAGGATCATCAAGTGTTTGGGCATCTGGCGTAGCATTCCAAGCATGACATGAAAAGTTTTAATCAATACTGCATATCCTTAGAAGAGAAATCCTGTGGTGAAGGTAACTATTACTGTAGGGATGAGAAAAAGTGCAAACCAATACCAGAAGGTATGAAAGTTAGAGATGATGGTCTTCTTGTAAAAGAAGGTGCTGCATGGACAAAGAAATCAGGGCAGAATAAAGAAGGTGGTTTAAATGAGAAAGGAAGAAAATCTTATGAAAGAGAGAATCCTGGTTCTGACTTAAAAGCACCAACTAAAAAGAAAGGTAATAAAAGAAGAGCATCATTCTGTGCTAGAATGAAAGGTATGAAGAAAAAGTTAACAAGTAAGAAAACAGCAAGCGATCCAGATAGTAGAATAAACAAGTCCCTTAGAAAGTGGGATTGCTAAAACTATATAATTTGTTATGACTTCTGCTGAGAAGTTTGCTATATGTGAACAATGTGAACATTTTAAGCAAGCAACAAAACAATGTAAACTATGTGGGTGCTTTATGCCTTTGAAAACTTTACTGCCAGGAATGTACTGTCCTGATAATCCACCTAAGTGGGGTATAGATTAATGGCACGTCTTACACAGGCAGAGATATACTTAGGAAACCCTAATCTTAAAAGGGCAAACGTTCCTATTAATTTTACAGAGGAACAAATACAAGAGTATTTGAAATGTAAAGCAGATCCAGTATATTTTGCAAAAAATTATATTCAAATTGTCTCTCTTGATGAGGGTTTAGTACCATTTAATCTCTATGATTTTCAAGAGGATATGGTAAGATCTTTTCATGCACATAGATTTAACATAGCAAAACTACCAAGACAGACAGGTAAATCAACCACTGTTGTGGCATATCTTATGCATTACGCTATCTTTAATGATAACGTTAATATAGGTATTCTTGCAAACAAAGCACCTACTGCTAGGGAATTGCTTGGAAGATTACAATTAGCATATGAAAATCTACCTACTTGGTTACAGCAAGGAATCATAGCATGGAACAAAGGTAGTATGGAGTTAGAAAATGGATCCAAGATTCTCGCTTCTTCTACTTCAGCATCTGCTGTCCGAGGTATGTCATTTAACATCATCTTCTTGGATGAATTTGCGTTCATACCTAATCATATTGCAGAGCAGTTCTTTGCCAGTGTTTATCCTACTATATCATCTGGTAAGTCAACCAAAGTCATCATCATCTCCACCCCCAACGGAATGAATATGTTCTACAAGTTATGGCATGATGCCGAACTTGGTAGAAATGAATATGAAACTACAGAGGTGCATTGGAGTCAAGTACCTGGCAGAGATGAGAAGTGGAAAGAACAAACAATTGCCAACACATCTGAACGACAGTTCACTCAGGAATTTGAGTGTGAGTTTCTAGGATCTGTTGACACATTAATTTCAGCAGCTAAGTTAAGATCATTGTCATATGATGAACCTTTACATATGAGTGGTGGTTTAAAAATATATGAAAGACCTCAGGAAAAACATGAATATTTAATGACTGTTGACGTATCTCGTGGTGTTAATAATGATTACTCAGCATTTATATTATATGATATAACAACTGTACCTTATAGAATTGTTGGTACTTATAAGAATAATGAAGTTAAACCTATGGTATTTCCTAATATCATAAATCAAATTTCAGTGCAGTATAACCAAGCATATATTCTATGTGAGGTAAATGATATAGGAGATCAAGTAGCATCTATATTGCAGTACGATCTTGAGAATGAAAATGTACTCATGTGTGCTATGAGAGGACGTGCAGGTCAGGTTGTAGGACAAGGATTCTCTGGTACTAAAACACAGTTAGGTGTCAAGATGAGCACTACAGTTAAAAAGATAGGATGCTCAAACCTTAAACAGTTAGTAGAGACAGATAAAGTTTTAATTAATGACTATGATATAATTGCTGAACTTACTACGTTTATTCAAAAAAGACAATCATTTGAGGCAGATGATGGATGTCATGATGACTTAGCAATGTGTCTAGTTATATTTGGATGGTTAGTTGCTCAGGATTATTTTAAAGAAATGACTGAAAATGATGTTAGAACAAGAATCTATGAAGAGCAAAAGAATCAGATAGAACAAGACATGGCACCATTTGGGTTTATAGATGATGGTATTGGAACTTATGAACAAGAGACAGATAGTAAAGGTAATGTTTGGGTGGTTGCAGATAATAAAGGATGGTATGAAGGTGAGAGTCCTAGAGATGAGTATGGAGAGTTAAATTATATGTGGGAGTATAGGTGATGGATGAGTTTGGATTTGGTCTAGAACAGGTCATATTCAAAGATAGAGTTTGTCGTGTATGTAATAAGAAGAAAAATTTATTAGAAGATTTCTATTTGACACGTAAAGATAGGAAAGGATACCCCTCTGCATATTCATATGAATGCAAGATATGTACCATAAAAAGAATAACTTTTAAGAGAAAAAACAAAAAAATTAATAATTGGGAATATCCTGACTGGTAGTGTGTTCATGCATTGTTTCCCCAATGAAAAAGTAGAAAATAATAAATATTTGCAGATATATGACTAATCACCTCAGGAGATACACATGGCAACTTTACGCTCACCTGGTGTCGTCGTTAAGGAACTCGACTTAACCAATGGCAGAGCTGAGATTGGAATTAATAATATTGCAGGATTTGCTGCACCTTTTACTAAAGGAGAATTAGGTTCTCCTGTTACAATAAGTTCAGAAGCTGGACTTATAGAAGCATTTGGTGAACCCGTAGCAAATAATTCGGAGTACTTTCTCTCAGCAACAAACTATTTAAATTACGGGGGAACACTATCCGTAACTAGAGTAAATACAGATCAACTGAAAAATGCAGTTGCACGTGTAGGACAAAGTGTTTCATCAGTAACTATTAATAACCCTACAACTAATGGTAAATATGTTTCTGCTCCTTCCGTATCATTCAGTGGTGGAGGAGGATCTAATGCTGCAGGTACTGCAGTTTTAGATGCTAATGGTAGAGTATCACAAGTTGTTATAACAAACTCAGGTTCTGGATACAGTTCACAACCAACTGTCACATTTGGTGATGTCGGTGTTACAGGACAAGCAACAGTTGCCCAAGGTGATACAGCAACAGCAACAGCATCACTTGCTAACGTTAATGCAGGTGCTCTAACTGGTAACCTAACAATTACAGATGGTGGTTCTGGTTATTCTTCAAATCCAACTGTAACAATCTCAGGTGGTGGTGGTAGTTCTGCTGGTGTTACAGTAACTCCTACAATAGTAGATGGTGTTATTACTGCTATTGCAGTTTCTGGTGGATCTGGATATTCATCTGCTCCTACAATAGACATTAGTGATCCAACTGGATTGGCAATTACACTAGTTTCTGGTGGTACAAATTACGATCCAAATGCAACATACAACGTTTCAGTAACAGGTGGTGCTGCTAATACAGGATTTGCTGCTACAGCAGATGTAAATGTTTCTGGAGTTATTACTGGATTTACGGTAACAAACTTTGGAGATTACACAAACTTCGTTGGTATCTCCCCAACAATTCCCATTCCAGGTACAACAGCAGTTGGTACAGCAGTTGTTTCTGCAGATCCAATTAAGATAGAAAACAGTGAGGTCTATGATGCACAATATAACGACAACACAACGGGATGGTTATTCGCTGCCAAGAGTGCAGGTTCATGGGGTAATGGGTTACGTGTTTGTATTGTTGATAATGGTCCTAGGCAATCTATTGCTCTTACAGCTGGCGACTCAGCAATCAATAATGTTAATGTTGGAGATTTTGTAGTATCAGGATCTAAAAAAGGTAAGGTAATTGATTACTCAATGGTAACTTCTGGTGGTACTACAACTCATTATGTACACGTTGTAATAGTAGATAATGCAAGTAACGTATACTTAGAAAACCCAACTACAGGTCAACTTTTTGCTGATGGAGATTCATTAACTATTGGTTCTAATAGTGGTACTGTAGCATCTGTAGATGACGGATCAGTTTGGTGGTCATACGCAAAACTTTATGAAGGTTCTAATTTAACTTGGAACTCAATTGCTGCACGTCCAGTAAATACTGCTGATGGTGAGTTTTATGCAGGCGATGCATATGGTAGAGATGCAGTTCACGTTGCAGTTGTAGATGAAGATGGAAGTGTATCTGGTAGTAAAGATTCAGTTATAGAATCATTTACATACCTATCAAAAGCATCTGATGGTAGAGGACCACAAGGTGGACTTAACTACTATAAGAATGTTCTTGCAGACGGAAGTAAATTCATTTTTGCAGGTGATACAATTTATGAAACAAACAATAGAACACAAGATTTTGAACCAGTAGGTTCTAAAAATTATGATCTAACTGCAGGTGCAGATTACACAACACTTGCGAGTGGAGCATGGGATCTTTCAGCTGCTGATTTTAATGGTGCATACGATGAGTTTAGAGAGATTGATAGCATCAATCTTGAGTATCTCATAATGGGTCCTGGTCTTGCTACTGAGACAGCAACAAGAGAAAAATTAAACTACATTGCAGGTATTGCTGCAGAGAGAAAAGATTGCATGGCATTCGGATCTCCACATAAAGGAAACATTATTGCTTCTACTGGTCTTCCACTTGCTAACAAAGACATCGTTAAGAATGTTAAAGATTTCTTTGGTAGTGTTGCAAGTAGTTCATACTTAGTTCTTGATTGTAACTACAAGTATGTTTATGACAGATGGAATCAAAAGTATTGCTACGTTCCATGTAACTCAGACGTTGCAGGATTAGTTGCAGATACAGCAATTAGACAGGAACCATGGTTCTCACCAGCAGGTTTCTCTAGAGGTGCTATTAGGAACCTTGCAAAACTTGCATGGAATCCTACTAAAACAGATAGAGATGAACTTTATGCAAATAGAATTAACCCAATCAGTACATTTCCTGGTCAAGGTGCAGTTCTATTTGGTGATAAGACAGCACTTAGCACACCTAGTGCATTTGATAGAATCAACGTTCGTCGTCTCTTCATTGTTGTTGAAAAAGCAATTGAAGAAGCTGCTAAGGCACAACTCTTTGAACTCAATGATGAGATTACAAGAAATGTGTTTAAAGGAATTATTGAACCATTCCTACGTAATGTTCAATCAAGAAGAGGTGTTACCGATTTCTTAGTTGTATGTGATAGTTCAAATAACACATCTGCTGTTATAGATAATAACGAGTTTGTTGCTGATATTTACATTCAGCCAACACGTTCTATCAACTTTATTACATTGACATTTGTTGCTACAAGAACTGGTATCAGTTTCTCTGAAGTAGT